CAGGCCGGTTTCCTCATCGCCGTTCCACGCGATCTTGTTGTTCAGGTAGTCGATCTGGTAGCGGGCGGACTCTGCCTTGCGGGCATCCAGCGACTTGCCTGCCATAGCAGAGGCACGCATTTCCTGAATGGAGTAGCCGTAGCTGTCACCCAGGGACTTGATGATGGCGGTGGTGGGCTTACCCTTCACATCAGCACGGGGCAGGTCGGTGGCGTAGTTGCTGATAATCTTCGCCATGCCGGTCTTATCGTAGCTGTAGTAAGTGACGGTCTCGGCACCGGGGTTGATTTCGCTGGAGACCGGGAACAGCTTCAGCGCGGTGAACTCCGGGTACTCCACATCGTAGGACTGAGACTTGACGTAATCCAGCTCGCGGGCGAAGAACACGGAGGCATCGCTGGCATCATCGAAGTTCATCTGCGGAGTTTCGACCAGAGCGGCCGGAATCTTGGAGTGCAGCAGAGCGTCGTAGTCGTTCTGGTCGTATCTCATGGATTTCTGGTTAGTGTTCATCTGATTTTGTCCTCCTTCTCTCAGACAGTAGGCTTGGCATCGTCGGTGGATGCAGCGTGACCGTCAGCGCCGCTCGCGGCAGGAACGCCGTACAGCTCCACCGGCGCAACGCCATTGCTGGCCGCACCGATGAAGCGACCGGGAATTGCGATACCGTCCTCCTTTGCAAAGCAGCCTGCCTCATCGCCTTCCACGATCATGTGCAGGGCATCACCATAGGCGGGTGCAGCGCCGGTCGCCAGACGTACCCAAACGCGGCCACGGCGCATGACACCGACGTTCTGGTTGTTCAGGACGTAGAGCTTCCCCTCCAAATCCTGCTGGCGGTCGAAGCCGTTGATGACAACACCCTCGAAGTTATCAGCGGTGCTTGCACTGGTCGGCAGCGCAACGCCGCTGCCCGGGACCTTGCCGGTGACGACACCAACACCGAAATGCAGCTTGCCGGTCGCCTCCTCATTGAAACGGGAGTCCACCGGGTAGTGGAACATATCGTAGATGCCACCTGCAACGCCCTTGCTGGTTGCATAGCCGTAGGTTTTCTGAACACCCATCTTACTTTTCCTCCTTCTTCATTCTGCGGTCGATCATGCGCTGGCGGGCCTCGGAAGCGGAGCTGGTCTGCTTCACAGGGGGCTTGCCATCGCCGTGCATCATCTGGGAACGCTGATAGTTGGTGTCCTTGCGCTCCTTCATCTCGGAAACGGCCATGTCGAACGCTGCGTTGACATAGGCAGCGCTCTTGCCATCCAGATGCAGTGTGGGCTTCAGCTTGCCCAGAACGGCCTTCTTGGCATCCTTGACGCTCATGGCTTCCAGACCATCCATGTTCAGGCGGTCGCCGACACGGACAACGCGCAGCAGCTCGCGGAAGTCATTGGCGGAGTCTGCGTGGTCTTTCTTATCCTGCGCGGCGTCGCCGCCCTCATCGGAGTTGCCTTCATCGCCGTCGCCATTGGTCTGAGTACCGCCGCAGTCGCCCTCAGCGCCATCAGTGGTCGTACCAGCAGCTTTCAGAACGTCGATAACTCCCAGCAGGGTATCGATGTCCTCGTCCTGCTGCGCGATCACGCCCATTGCGCCGGGCATATCTGCCGGGTCGCCCTCAGAATCGCGGCGGTCACGGCGGTCTTTGACCTGCTGAACTGCATCCGGCTGTTCGCCTTCAGCAGCACCGGCGGTCTGCGCAGGCGGCTCTGCGGTAATACCGCCGTCGGCCGCAGCACCAGAACGCTCTGCACGGCGTTTCTTGAACGCCTCCACAGCAGCGGCCAGCTCCTCCGGGGTGGGAGCGCCATCAGTTCTCTTGGCGGTGTTTTCCATGTTCAGTTTTTCTCCTTTCATGCAGTCGTGGCCCTGCCCATCAATGTTGAGCCGGGCCTGTTCACCAGCCCTCGCCTTATCGACAAGGGCAAGATGGTTGATTTCGATGTCCCGCTGAATGGCATCATAGGGTTGCCCCTCCCAGACACCGGGCGTTTCGTCCAGACGCAGGTTGTAGCCGCAGGACAGCTCACGCATTTTGTACTTCTTCAGGCTGTCGGTGTCGTGGATGATGATTTCTGCACGGACATCATCGCCATCCCGGTAGCCCTCCGACAAAATCGTGCCGATGCTCTCCTCTTTCACGTTGTCGGTGTCAACGTAGCCAGCATCATGCGTTACGATGATGGGCTTCCCCTTGTAGGACGCAAGGCTCTTTTCAGCAAAGACTTCTTCAGGCAACCGCAGCTCCCGGCGCTCGGAACCGTCCGGGTTGTGATAAACAAAAATGCCCACCGATGTCACGATGGGGTGGTCTACAAGGTAGCCCTCATCTGTGAAATAGGTGGCATCCAGCGGCAGGCTGTCGAAGCGCTGAACTTTCGTTTCAGTTCCCATGTTGAATAACTCCCTTCTCAGGTCTTAGAGGATGGTTTCATCCACGGCCATCGCCCCCTTTCGTGACCGGCAGGTCTACGGTTTTGATGTTGAAGACTGGCAGTGCACAGCAGCGGCACTGGTAGTCTTTGCCGGGGTGACAGCGCCTCCCGGTCTTTTCATCGACCACCGGCGGGTCATCCCAGCGGAACCGCTTATGGTTCAGCGCAGCATGGCTTGGGCGGACGCGGCTATCGCCAGAGGTTGACCAGACGTACTCCACCACGCCTGCGTCCTGCTGTTGCTGCTGGGTGATGTCACCGTTCAGCTTGGCAATCTGGTCGCGGGCAAGCAGTTGGGCGTGTCGCCGGTCTACGCTGTACGTCCGCTGAATCTGCTTGACGATGGTCGTCGTGGTTTCGCCGTTCCGATAGCCCTCCAGCACGATCTGGCGCATACGCCCCAGACTTTCCTGCGGGATGGTCTTGATGAGCGCCACGTTGTCCTCGACCCAGCGTTCCATCATCGTTCTGTACAGCTCGCCGGTGTAGTAGTCATCCATCAGGTCGATGCCCAGCGTGGACTTGACGGCTTTCTTCCACTCCCGGATGCTCAACTTCCGCGTGAGCTTTGCCATAGACTCGATCTTGCTGCGCAGGCCAAACATAGAGGTGCGCCGCTCCAGCTCCACGGTCATCTTGGAGAAAACCGTTTTGACCTTTGCAATCAGGTCTGAAGCGTCATCATGGCGCTGACCAGCTTCACGCTCTGCGCGGGCCGCGTCCCTGATCTCCGGCAGATACTCCTTCAGCAGTTCGTTCAAGATACGGATGTAGGCATTGGTGAGCCGCTGGAACTCGCGTTCCGCCTGCACAGGGTACTTGGATGAATATTTGCATATCAGGTTATCGTGACTGCCGAAGCGGTGGCGGAGCAGGTCTTGTACCATGTGTCCGTGGACGGTATCATTCACTGTTTTCGCCTCCTTTTCTGGTTCTGAACAGCAAAAAAGCGGCGATTTGTACCGCCGCAGTTGAGATTATGGCTTAATGACCTCTGAGAACTTCTGATGAGTGCCGGGAAACGTCCCAAATGTGCTTGTGGGATAATTTTGTGTCAGAGGATTGAAAGCCGCTGGATGGCTTTATTTGCGGCAGTTGCGAAAAGCCCCTGCCTGACGCTCGGCCCCGCGCCCGCACCGTTGGCAAATTTGAACGAAGTGAAAATTTGACAACAGGTTACGGTTTGGTTGGGTAAGGTACGGTTATAGTCGGACGCTCCGCCGGATTGTCCGGTGGACGTTCCTGCGGATTTTGGCCTATTTTCGGCCATTTTTGAATATTTATCCAAAAACAGGTGGATATATTCCAAAAACAGCCAATTCTGGGCTTTGCGTTTTCCGACCATTTCGGTGATTGCGGTGGAAAAGCGGTTCTTTTCTGGTTTACAATCGCCTTGATGCAGGTTTACAATGTGGTGAACTGCGGTAAAACAGGCGGTTCCTTACACAGTAGGCGGAAGGTTTCCCGGCCCTTCGGGGTGATGAGCGTCTGGGTTCCGGCCCAGTCGTTGTGCCGGCCCTTGCCCTCTTTCACCTCGAACAGGCCGTTGTTCTTTGCTGCATACGGCATCAGCTTGTTCTTCTGGTCACGGTAGACGTACTTATGGTCGAGCAGCCAGCCGATGAAGTCCTTCTCCTTGATGCCCAGCTCCTTGGCGGTTTCGCGGAAGTTGGTCAGCAGGTTCCGGGCCACCAGCTCGTCAAAATACTCAGCCTTCGGCTGCATGATCTGGTTCTGCGCCGTCAGCTCCTTGATGCGGGCATCGCGGTCAGTCAGGGTCTTCTGCGCGACCAGCAGGGCCTTTGCCATAAGCTCCTGCGGGGAAAGCTCCTCCTGCCCGGCAATGTAGCCGCCGTTCTTGCGGATGCTGGGCAGCACCACGGCCGTGACCCATTTACGGAAGGGCTTGGCTTCCGGCTTATCGCTGCGCAGGATGACGTTGTACAGGCCGGACTCGCTGATGATGGTGGCATTCTGCACGCCGCCAAGGGTGTCAATCTGACTTACCCCCTTCTCATCCTCGTCCAGACGGTCTGCAACCATGCGGCTGTTGCCCAGCCCTAAGACTTCGCACACATCCCGCAGAACGAACCACGGTTCGCCGTTCAGGTTCAGGGTGCGCACGGGTTTGTTTTCGTCATATCTGTAAATCGTAACCTTGTTCATGCTCTTTCTCCGTTCCGTTTTTGAGATGGGAAATTCGGGCAAAGAAAAAGAGCGGTGGTTTCCCATCGCTCTTACACAGCAGAAAAGCCGCAAGCCTCACATGAGGCTTACGGCTCGCTGCATCAGGCTATTCTGTTGTAGATACTCCAGTCCACGAAGGGTTATCCTCGTTCTATGGCCGAAGACCTCGATATATCCGGCATCCTCCAGCAACCGCAGGAGCGCAAGCCATCTGTTGGCCGACAGCCCCAAAGCGCTTGATGAAATCTGCGACATATCAGGTTCGTCATAGTCCAGCGCCTGTTCCAGATAACTCAGGATGCGGTAGATTGCAATGAAGTTGTACATTGCAATCACTCCACCTTCTGCCCGTTCTTCCATGCCTCGCGGGCTTGGTTCAGGCTCATGTGGTTAGTACAGTCTTCTTCGTCCGGGTCGGCAAGCTGCATGAGTTCGTCTTCCCAGCCGCATACGGGGCAAATGTCATAGTCTCCAGCATACTCAAAAGTATACTGACCACAGACTGGGCAATCATAGCTGTCGCCATACTTTACCTTTTTGAGTTCTTCAAGACTCATCATTTGTTCTCCGCTTCCTTTCTGCTATTATAATACGCCACCGCCTTATCAAGGTTAGGCGCACCATTTTTCCCACACTTTGCCTTCATATAGGTTTTGAGAACACCTCCGGGAAAGCCGCTCGCATATTCCGTCGTTTTGGTGTTGAACCTTACGATGGAGCCGTCCGACCGAGCATATCCAACAACGTCCCCTCCACAGGGCTGTTTCAGAAAGTCGATGCCTTTCTGCTGGTATTCTTCTTCCGACTGGATGCCCATTTCCTCAAGGCCATGCCGTGTAGCGTGGTCTTTAAGTTTTTCAGGAGAAGCAAACCCAGTGCAGGGGGCATTTTCGCCTTCAGGAGATACCGCAGGCCCGCTTTCGGTTGAGCCAGAGCCACTGCTCTCGCTCTCTGCGAACTGCCCGTTTTCATCCCGTGGATGGTCGGCTTCGTTGAAGTCCATCCTATCTTTCATCTTAGCATTTTGTGCATCCGATGTCAAACCGGGATTTGACGATAAAACGTCGAGCAGCGCGGCGATACTCTGGGCAAACGGCGGGAACAGATGTTCCGGATTCTGAGTGGACAGCTCGGCCACCTTTTCGGCGGTGATGAACCCCGGAGAGGTCATCTCGCCATCAGCGCACCGGATGCTGCCGTCAAAATCCGTGCAGAGAAACACATGGGACGGGCAGTACGGCGGTTTCAGGTCACTCAGGAAAGCAAACGGGATGAGGCCTTTCGGCTTGATGCCGAACTCCTCCTGCGTTTCCCTGATGGCTGCATCTTCAGGGGACTCCCCTGCTTCGATGTGCCCGCCCGGCCCGCTGATGGAGCCTTCCTTTTGGCGTGTGCCGCAGAGGAACCGGCCATCCTGAACAACGAGAACGCCGACGCCATAATCGGTGTCGGCATCCAAATTTTCATAATCGAGGGCCGTATC